TTCTACATCACTTAGTCTGTACGCCTTTTTGTAAACTTTATTCTCTAATTTAGAGTAATCAACTGCGAACTTTGTCATTACGTCTCCCGTAAACAGAACATGCCCTATCATAAATAGAGGAATATTGATAATATTCTGTAGTTTAATATCTACTATATTTCCAGAATATTACCAAAAACCCTCATTCTTTATTTAAGGGCACTCCGATTTACCATTTTTCTTCTCTGCATTCTGCCATGCGAACCAGGATATTTTTGATTTTGTCATCGTTTTCAATAATCTTCTTGATCTTTTTACGAGCGCCACCATAGATTTTCTTACCGTTTTTGTAATCAACATTACCATTTAATGATTTGGTAATAGAGCTTTGATTGACATTTAGCATTTTTGCTATCTCCATTTGAGTATAGCCATCAGCGTATAGTCTAATAACCTGACGCTGTCTTGGAGTAAGTAGAGTGTCGACTACACGCCAAAACTCAACCTTTAGCTCCTCTTCCAAATTCATTAGGTCTTCATCGTAATGATTCGGATTCAGTCTGTTATAAATGCTGTCCTCATTACAGAAAGCTTCCATCATATCATTTGAGCAAACTGTCTCTAAAAGAACCCATTGGTAACGGTCGCTCCTATTCTGCCTTTTATTTATAGTCATAATTACTCCTTTATATAAGTTCGTAGTTTGATTATCTTAAATATGCAGTCTTGAGATAGACCATACTTAAAACCAAGTTGTTTTTGTGTCATATTACCTAAACTATATTCATATCTAATTTCTTGAGCTATTTTAAAATCAAGCTTTCTATTGTTAGCAATATTGCCTTTATGACTTTCTGATAAAGACTTTACATGTTCTTCTGATAACTTTTTACCAGTAAGCGATTTAGATATTTTTTCTTTCCATTCTTCAGAAAATTTCTTACCGCCATTGGTGTTTCCGCCATCTCCACCTGACGTATCATTATAACCATAATTAGATTTATAAGTATTAAAGTACTCTATCCACTCTATTTCGGCTGCTAACATAGTTTTTCTAGTAGTATACTCTTCAATTATACGTATTTCAAAATTTTCTTCACCATATTTTCTTATAGCTTTATGTAAAGATGATAAAGATTTTTCTTTTGACTTGGCGACATGTCTTTGAAATCTTATTTTCAAACTACGTTGAGTTGATCCAACATACATTTTACCATTTATTTTGTTCACTATTACGTAAATTTTATACATTTTTAGCTTCTGCTACTGCCCAACAAATTGGACAATCAAGTGAAGCGGTACCACCGCCATCAGTATAATTAAATATAGTTTTATTGGATAAAGTAAATATAGCGCTACATTTTGAGCAGCAAATAGGGCCTTTTTGTAAAACTGCTTGACCAATTTGGCATCCTTGTAAATGCAAGAATTGCAAATACCCATTACCTTTAGTAGCTATTTTTAGTATAACAGGCTTTACTCCACACGAAGGACATTGATTTACATTACTCATATTATCTCCACACTATATAAAATTCAACCACAAAAAGAATATATCAATGCGAAATAATTGAAAATTTAAACAAATTCTCAATCCTTAACTGCTAAAGACAACGATGCATAGCTGTTCTGAGAAAGATACTCATCAACGTCTTTGTAGTCACTTGGCAAATAAAAATTACGAATATTGGCTAACTTACCAAACTTATCAACGATCCGATTCCTCCCCTTTTCCCCGGCAATATCGTTGTCCAACAATAAAAATATATTGTCGGTGTATCTGCTAATGACAGAAAATTGATAGGAAGTCATGTTAGAATTGCCTAAAGCAATAATATTTTTGAAACCCTTCTCAGTTGCTTTAATAACATCGAATTGGCCTTCTACGATAAATACGCTATTTTGTTCTAAAATATGTTTCTTATTTTCATATAGACCAAATAATAAATGACCCTTTTTAAAGATACTTGTTTCTGCAGTATTCTTATACTTGGAAATCTTCTTAGCTTTCCATTCAGACTCTGGTAATAGGGTTCGACCAACAATTCCTACAATATTACCATAAGGATCTTTATATGGCATAATTAAAGGGTGGTTATCAAAATATGAGTAAATAGAATTTCTGGGATACAGAGAATCTTCTATTACAGTCAAATTAAATAAACTTGTTTCTTTTAACTCATCTATTCCCATTAAATCAGTTAAAGCTGAAATATTAGAAATATCTGGGAAATAACCGAAATCAAAAATGTCTTGACTGGATTGATCTAATCTATTATCAAGATATTCTTTACATTGGCGAGCTTCTGGAAAATTGTTTAATAGAAATTTACATGATTCTATAACTTTATCAAACATAAAATCACACTTACACTTTCATTATACATCTTTATTTGTCGTCTTCAATTTCTCTTTAAGCATATTTCTAAATGGAATACTTAAGTTATCTAATACCTTATTGCATAAACCGCAGATTACATCATCTTTGGCGTTTAATTTTGGTTGAGATTCTTTTCCACACTTACCGCATTTAACAGCGAAAGCAGCCACTACTTTCTTTTTAACCTGCTTCATGCTCTTCATCAGATTTTTAGTAAATGGGCTAAGGTTCAATATTTCTTTATTACACTCTGAACAATAAACCTTATCGTCTGTCAAGTCAATATAAGGTTCTTGAGTTTTTCCGCACCCTTTATTGGTACAACTGGTAGAAAATGCCATTAGTTTTCCTCGCTAAGTAAAGCTGCAATTAGTTTTTCAGTATTTTTAGGATATTCGACTTTAATGGTAACAACGTGATCCCCTTGTCGATTAACCCCTAATTTAGATATAGCAACCTCGTCATTGTTTTTAGACAAAGGATTGATTGTTATCTCTTTCTCACCTGCTAAAGTCCTTACAGACTTTTTACATCCCTGTAATGCTTCCAATAAAGATACTTTCAATTCTGAAACAACATTACCATTATTTATAGAGAGTCCTTGCATAAGGGTTACATTTACATATAAGAATGCATCTGTATATTGTTCTAAGCCCATAAATCCACCCACGAAATGTCCCATACCCTGAAGTCTAAAAACACGACCATCTAATGTTCCACCTGGGATAGTAACATCTACACTGGCAGTGGAATCTACGCTACCTTGAGTGGAACATGTCTCACAAGGCTTGGTTGGCATTCGGCCATAGCATTGTTGGCAAGTCTGTGTCATGATTACGTTTCCCTGTTGAGATACAATCATACCCCGCCCGCCACACTTGACACAGCCATTATTTAGTTTAACTTGCCCCTCGCCATTGCAGGACTGGCACTTGCTTTTTCTTGTATATGTGAAATTTTTAGAACAACCAAAAACAGACTCTTCAAATGAAATGGTTTGATGTAATTCAACATTCTCTAATCTAACCACTCGTTGTCTATTAAATGGGTTACCAGTATTATTAGAAACATTCGCATAGGTTTGCTTATCAGTTCCTTGACCAGTAGAAACGCATTGATAGGCTTCGTTAATCTTTTTGAATTTGTCCTCGGCTCCAGATTCTTTGTTAATATCTGGGTGATACTTTTTCGTAAGTTCCCTGTATCGCTTCTTAGCCTCTTCTGGCGTAGCCGTCTGGGGTAATTCTAAGATTGTGTAGGCTTCCTTGAGATTCATTATTTCTTCACCTTGCGCTTGACTTTTCCTGTCAAAATAAATGCGTAAAATAGAGCGACGGCAACGCTGTCGGCCATATCATAACTTTCGACTTTAATTTTGCCTTTAGTCTTGCCCTTTGTAGTACGTTCGTATGGGAATGTAATTCTTAGATGCGTGGCCACAAGCTCCGGGATATCTTCTTTTTTTGGTAGAATTTTATCCAGCTTTAGACCATGACGAATAGACATAACATTCAATAACTCTGGACTTCTGTTCAAATAGTCATAAGCTAATAAGCAAATCATTCTATTAAACGTTGTCAGAGTTACAACTGTGGTAGCCGTACTCTTTGGCATAAACTTAATCAGATCTTCTATTCCAATATAATCAGGTTTAACCTTATTTATAATAGTAGCGATCTTATTTCTTGTATCTACTATTCGATCCATAATCGAACCAGTTTTGATTGGCTTCAAGTAGTTAACACTAACAAACTTGATTTCACCAGATACATCATCAATTTCTAATACGCAATAACCAATACATGTGCTACTGACATCGAACCCTAAAACAGTTTTATTACTCATGTATAGTAATATATCAGACAAATAAAAAGGGCCGAAACTTGCGTTCCGACCCTCTTCTAACACTTCATACCGCTATCAATTAGGCGTTATCACCAGATTCTGCATCATATGCAGGGAATTGAGAACCAAGGTCCTCATCGTCAGTCATGCTAACAGCAGCAGTTTTTGGAGCTGCGGCTTTGGCTGGAGCAGCTTTACCAGCAGGCTT